GTACATACGGCCCAATAAATGATAGAGCTTAATTATGGCAACACATTATACATACGCAACATTAACAACAGCAATTAGAGCTTATACAGAAGTAGATAATGATCCGGCAGTTACAGCTACTGTATTAACGCAAACTGTTATTGATGAATTTATTATGGCTGCAGAGCATAGAATTAATACTGAATTACCTATGGACTCAGACAGAAAAGTTCAAGAAGGTACTTTAGTTGCAGATGACAATACAATTAATTCACCAGCAGGAGCTTTATTTATAAGAGGTGTAGAAGTATTTAATACTGCTAATACTTCTGAAGCAGGAACTTGGTTAGAAAAAAAAGATCAAACATATTTAACAGAATATGTAGGAAGATTAACCGGACCAGAAGGTGATTTAACTGCACAAGATGTTACAGGATTTCCTAAATATTATGCAATGTTTGGCGGTGCTACAGGTCTTACAGATACGACATCTGGAGGACTATATTTAGCTCCTACACCAGATGCTAATTATAAATTTAGAATATATTATAATGCAATTCCCGTAGCATTATCGGGATCAAATACAACAACTTATTTAAGTAATTATATGCCACAAATCTTATTATATGCTTGTTTGGTAGAGGCATATGGATTCTTAAAAGGTCCAATGGATATGTTGACATTATATGAAAATAAATATAAAACAGTCTTACAACATTTTGCAGGAATTCAAATTGGGAGAAGAAGACGAGACGATTATACTGATGGTACAGTTAGAATACAAGTCAAGTCACCTTCACCATAAAAAAATTAGGAGATAAATATTATGGCAATATCATCAGCAGTTTGTTCAAGTTTTAAACAAGAGTTATTACAGGGTTATCATGATTTTGATGCTAACGGATCAGGTGGTGATACTTTTAAAATTGCTTTGTATACAAGTGGCGCAACTTTAAACGCAACTACTACAGTTTATTCAACTAACCCAGGTGGCGGATCAAACACTGAAGTAGCAAATGGTAATGGATACACGACAGCAGGAAACACTCTTGTAAATACTGGCGTAGGTTTAACTTCTACAACTGCGTTTACAGATTTTTCTGACACGTCTTGGACATCAGCATCTTTTACAGCTAACGGTTGTTTAATTTACAACACACAAGCTAATGGTGGATCAGGCACTACAAATGCTGTATGTGTTGTAGCTTTCGGTGGAGACAAAACTGTTTCTTCAGGAACTTTTACAATTCAATTTCCAACTAACGACGCATCGTCTGCTATTCTGAGATTAACAGCATAGGGAGAAACTCCTTATGTCCGTAATCAGAACTTTCACAGTAACGGTAAGTAATCCAGGTTCTGGTAACAGATATTATATCGATGGAGTTTTACAAGAAACTGTAAATCTTGCAGAAGGTTATACTTATAAATTTGATGTTTCAGATAGTAGTGTTGGTGGACATCCTTTTAAATTTTCAACAACAAGTAATGGTACTCACAGCGGAGGATCAGAATATACAACGGGAGTAACAACTTCTGGCACAGCAGGTCAAGCAGATGCCTATGTTCAAATAACTGTAGCAGATTCTGCACCACAACTTTATTATTATTGTCAATATCACTCGGGAATGGGTGGATCAGCAAACACTGTAGAATCCGATTCTTGGAACGTTTTAGAATGGGGACAAAATTCTTACGGCACACAAGATACAGCTAAAGTTTTTCCAACCGGTGTTTCTACTACTTCAGAAATAGGTTCAGTTATTGCTTCAGCCGATAGAGGTTGGGGAGCCGATGCTTGGAGTAATGGTGAATGGGGAGAACTTAATGATGATACTGCTATTCTTACAGGTTTATCTTTTAGTGCAGAAGTTGGTGCAGCAATAGGTTCATCTGAACAAGGTTGGGGTAGAGATGAATGGGGTCAAGAGCCTTGGGGAGAAAGTAATAGTCCTACAGTTGCACTTACTGGTTTAAGTATAGTTTCAGAGTTAGGTGAATTACCTTATGCACAATCTGAAGAAGGTTGGGGTAGAGATGAATGGGGTACTGGTAACTGGGGACAAAATACTACAAGTATTTTATTAGAGGGTTTATCAATGTCTACTCAGCTTGGACCAAATGGTTGGGGAGTAAACTCATTTGGTGATGGACAATGGGGAGGAGAATTTACATTTAAACCTGAAAGTATAATTGTACCAACTGGTCAAACTGCATCTGCTGATTTAGGAGATCTTACAATTAGTAGACTAGATATGATATTTAGTATTTCTTCACCTGGAACAATTGGTGTAGGTCTAGGCACTCCAAGTATAAATAATGGTTCAGATCATCAACAAGGTTTAGCAAGTCTTGCAACCGCTGCTGCAATAGGGTCAGTAACAGCTTCACCAAATACAATTGCAGAATTAACTGGTTTAACAACAACAGCAGAAATTGGATCACTAAGTGTAGGTTCAGTAGAATTAATTGATTTAACAGGAGTAGTTTTAAAAGGTGCAATCGGATCAACTACTACAGATGACATGAGAGTTGGTTTAAGTGGCGTAACTTCGACTGCAAATGTAGGAGCAATAAGTCCAACAAACATGATTGTAGGATTGACAGGACTGTCGTTTACTGGTAGTTTGCAGACTGTAGGTTTTGGTCAAATTGGATATCAAGATGTTGACATAACAGGTAATACATCGTATACAGACGTTAACCACGCAGCTTAATAGGAGAACAAAATTATGGCATCAACTTATACGGATCTCGGTCTAGAATTAATGGCAACTGGCGAAAACGCTGGTACATGGGGAGATAAAACTAACACTAACTTAAGTTTAATTGAACAATTAACTGGTGGTGTTAATTCTCAAGCTGTAACTGATTCAGGTACACCAACTGCTTTAACAATAGCAGATGGTGCTTTAACAGGAACTGCTCAACATAGAGTTGTAGAACTTACAGGATCAATATCTGGAGCTAGAGTTGTAACTTTTCCTTTACTTACAGAAAATTTTTATTTTATTAAAAATGGTACATCTGGTGCATACACAGTACAGTTAAAAGCTGTATCTGGTTCAGGTGCAACAGTTACTTTTGGAACAACTGACAAAGGATATAAAATTATTTATCTTGATGGTGTTGCAACAAACACCGGTGTTTATGAAGTACCACTAGGAGATGCTAACGAAGTAACTCTTACTGGAACACAAACTTTAACAAACAAAACTTTAACTAGTCCTAAAATTGGAACAAACATTTTAGATACTAATGGAAACGAATTAATTAATCTTACTGCAACAGGATCAGCTGTTAATGAAATTACATTAGCTAACGCTGCTACTGGTAATGCACCTAGCATTACTGCTTCTGGTGAAACAAACGTAAGTCTTAACCTTGTTCCAAAAGGAACAGGTATTTTACAAGGTAACGGTTCAGCTTTAAAAATTGCTGGTAAAGAAACTATGTGGATTCCAGCTGCAGCAATGTACGGACCAACTACAAATCCTGCAGATGGGGCTTTAGTTGAAACAACAGCTACAAGACCAGATTTAAAAGTATTTGACTTTGACGCAAGTACACAACAATACACTCAATTTACAGTGGCTATGCCAAAATCATGGAACGAAGGAACTTTAACTTACCAAGTTTATTGGTCTCCTAGTTCAACAAACACAGGTAACTGTATATTTGGTTTACAGGCTGTGGCATGTGCTGATGGCGATACAATAGACGTTGCATATGGAACAGCAGTAGACGTTACAGATGCTGGTATTGGAACAGTCGAAGATCAACAAATTTCAGCTGAAAGTGGTGCGATGACAGTTGCGGGTTCTCCTGCAGCAGGTGAACAAACTTACTTTCAACTATTTAGAAAAGCTGCAGACGGTGGAGATACTTTTACCGGTGAATCTAGAGTTCTTGGTATTAAAATATTTTACACTACTGATGCGGCTAACGACGCATAAGGAAAATAAAATATGGCAAATTTTGGTTATCAAGTTTTAGGTTTTGGATCTAATGCAGTTTCAGGTCCTGCCTACGTTGAGGCAACAGGCGGTAATGCTACATTTACAATTAGCGACTATAAAGTTCACGTTTTTACAGGAGATGGAAATCTTTGTGTAACTTCTAGCGGTGCTGCAGCAGGTTCAGAAACAGTTGACTACATGGTTGTAGCCGGCGGCGGAGGCGGAGCACAAGGAACCGGAGGCGGCGGAGGCGGCGGAGGTTTTAGACAATCTCCAGGCGCAGCTTCTGGTTGTTATACCGTTTCACCATTAGGAGCATCTCCAGCAGTTGCTATACCTATAGCTACAGGTTCAATTCCAATTACAGTTGGTGCTGGCGGTGCTGGCGGAGGAACAACTCCAATTGCAGGCGGCGTTCAGGGCGGAAATTCAATTTTTCAATCAATTACATCAGCCGGTGGCGGTGGTGGTAATGAATGTTGCGGTGGCGGTGGACCGGGTGGTTCAGGCGGCGGAGCAGGAAGATTAAACAACAGCCCAGGTATAGGTAATACACCTCCAACAAACCCACCCCAAGGTCAAAATGGTGGAATAGGTCCTTTTAATACAGGAGCTGGTGGTGGCGGAGCAACAAGTGCTCCAGGATCATCAAAAACCGGCGGAACTGGAGCAAGTACTGCAATTGCACCTAGCACTTATGGTCAATGTGTTTCTTGTGCATCATTTTTTTCTGGTGGCGGTGGCGGTGGTTCTGACCAAACATCTGACCCTGGAGGAGACGGTGGAAACGGCGGCGGAGGCCGAGGTGGAAATAGATTAAATGCTCCTGTAGAAGGAACTGCAGGAACAGCTAACACTGGTGGAGCTGGCGGAGGTAGAGGACTACCTTCTTCAACTGGAGTTAATGGTGGTAGTGGAATAGTAGTAGTAAGGTATAAATTTCAAAATTAATTATGGCACACTTTGCAAAAATTTCAGAAGAAAATATTGTTTTAACAGTCAACGTTGTTGATGATGGTAATGCAGCTTCAGAAGAAAAAGGACAAGCTTTTTTAGAAAGAGTTCATGGTTGGCCAGAACATCTTTGGATTCAAACTTCTTACAACACAATAGCTAATACACATAGATTAGGTGGAACACCTTTTAGAGGAAACTACGCAGGTATAGGTTTTACTTGGGATCCTGAGAATCAAATATTTTGGCCTCAACAACCTTTTGCATCTTGGACAAAAGATATAGCTAGTGCTTCATGGGTAGCTCCTATAACAAAACCTGCTTTAACAGAAGAACAACAAACACAAAACGATGTCGATGCCA